CTCGCGGGGGGGCGGGGCGGAGCCGGGTGGGGTGTTGGTGGCGTCGTATCGGGCGCGGTTGGAGTTGGCGGGGCGTTTGGAGTGTCCGGAGGGCGCCCAGGTGTTGTTGTTGGCGGGCCTGTTGGCGGGGGGGCCGCATACGGCGGCGGGTGCGGCGGCGTTGTCGCGGGAGTTGCGGGCGGCGTTGGGGGATGCGTTGCGGGGTGCTCCGGTGGCTTCGGATGCGTTGGATGAGTTGACGCGGCGGCGGGAGTCGAAGGCGTCGGGTGCCTGATTCTTTGCTGGCTTAGCGCGGGCCGCCGACCGGCCATTCCTGGCCGCATTGTGTGCACACGACTGCTGTGGGCGCACCGTTGTGCGACTGTTCGACGGTAAGTTTATGTCCCGTAAGAGAGCATCCATCAACGATGGCTGCTCTCGTCGCCAGGTCTTTGTCGGTGCCTGTTCGCGCTGTCACTTTGAGGCCCATTCCCAGGGTTCCCCACCAGGTTTCCACCAGTTCAGCGGCTGAGATTACGAGGCCATGCAGGGCTGCATCTTCCTCCACGACCTGCCGTGTGCTGGCAGCCATGGTCTCCTGTTCCTGGCCGGTCATGTCCTTCCACGCCGGGAAGGCGTGGAGAGGCGCGAGGGGCTGCGTCAGGGTGTAACCGGCCATGACGGCCATTATGTGGGGGCGGGTCGATGAGTCGCTCTCGACATGCCTGACACGCTGGTCCGCCCGGCGCATCTGTGGGTGCCGCCGCGGGTGGGTTCGTACGGCGACGAGGCTGTGGACCTGGCGGCGATGGCCGGCCGGGTGTTGGACCCGGAGCAGCGGCTGGCCGTGGACGCGACGTTGTCCTACGGGCCGGGTGGCCGGTGGGTGGCGTTGGAGGCCGCGGTCGTGAAGGCCCGGCAAAACGGTAAGACGGGCGGGGACCTGCTGCCGGTGGTTTTGTTCGACCTGTTCTTGTTGCCGCCTGATCGGATTGTGTGGACGGCGCACCTGTTCAAGACGGCCCGGGATGCGTTCGCGGATTTCGTGGCGCTGATCACGGGTTGCGCGGAGTTGTCGCGGCGGGTGAAGCGGATCGTCTACGCGAACGGCGAGGAGGCGGTTGAGCTTCATTCGGGTGCCCGTCTGGAGTTCCTGGCCCGGAGCAAGGGCGGGGGCCGTGGGCTGGGTGGTAAGCGGCTGGTGATGGATGAGGCCGGGTTTGTCTCGGCGGAGTCGATGGGTGCGATCATCCCGATTCTGTCGGCGCGTCCTGATCCGCAGATCTGCTATGGGGCGTCGGCGGCGGTCGGTGAGTCCGACCAGCTGCGGGCGTTGCGGGACCGCGGGCGGGCCGGCGGGGATCCGTCGCTGGTCTGGGCGGAGTGGTGCGCGCCGGGGTCGTGGGAGTCCCCGGGCTGTTCGGAGCCGCGGTGCTCGCACACGGTGGGGTCGGCTGGCTGCGCGTTGGACGACGAGTCGCTGTGGCCGGCGGCGAACCCGGCTCTGCCGGGGCGGATCAGCTACGAGTATGTGCGGGCGGAGCGGCGGGCCCTGTCGCCGCACGAGTTCGGCCGTGAGCGTCTGGGCTGGCACGACGAGGCCGACGGCCTGGTGCAGCCGATCCCGATGGTCCGGTGGGCTGCCGCCCATGACCCGGCTGGCCCGGATCCTCTCGAACTGCGGCCGGCGGTGTTTTCCTTCGACGTGTCCTATGACCGGTCCCGGGCTGCGGTGGGGGTGGCGGCGCGGCGGCCGGATGGCCTGGCGCAGGTGGAGGTCGCCGACCACCGCAACGGCACGGCGTGGGTGGTGCCCCGGCTGGTGGAGCTGCGGGAGCGGTGGTCGCCGTCGGCGATCGTCTTGGATGTGGGGTCCCCGGCGGCGTCGCTGCTGCCGGAGTTGGCGGAGGCGGGGATCGTCCCGGAGCCGTTGGGTGCGGCGGATGTGAAGCAGGCGGTGGGTGGCTTCTACGACGCGGTGATGGGCGAGGCCCCGACGGTGCGGCACCGCAATCAGAGGGCGTTGAACGACGCGTTGGAGGGTGCCGGTCGGCGTGACCTGGGGGACGGGTGGGCGTGGTCCCGCCGGTTTTCGACGTCGGATATCTCCCCGCTGGTGGCGGTGACGAACGCCCTGCATGGTCTGGCCGTGTTCGGCGGGAGCGCCGAGCCGTCCGTGTTCAGCTTTTAGGAGGCCCGGTGCGGATGTCCGCTGTGTTGATGCTCCTGGGCCTGGCCGGGGTCCTGTTCGGGGCGTCGCTGATCGCCCGGTGGGCGCTCGGCGCGGCCGTGGTCCTCGACTCGCTGCTGCTGGCCGGCTACGGCCTGGTCCGTGATGTCCCGGAGCGGGCGGAGCGGCTGCGTAGGCCGGTCGGATGAGGCTGCTCGACCGGATCTTCTCCCGTTCGTGGGCTGACGGCTGGGACGGTTGGGGTGGGCTGGGGCCGGCGTCGGGCGCCGCGGTGTTGACGACGACGTACGGCCAGAACGGCAACGAGCCGATCCTCCCGCAACTCATGTCGTCGACAATGCAGGCATATGCCGGTAACAGCATTGTTTTCGGCGCTATCTTGGCCCGACTTTCCCTCTTCTCGGAGGCTTCTTTCGCCTTTCGGGACCTTTCCGATAAGCATTTGTTCGGCGCGAACGAGCTCGACGGGCGCCGGGCGGCGACCCTGCGGTCGCTGGAGATGCCGTGGCCGAACGGGACGACGGGTGAGCTGCTGGCCCGGATGATCCAGGACGTCGACCTGGCGGGGAACGCCTACGTGTGGGACGCCGGGCCGCAACTGGTCAGGTTGCGGCCGGACTGGATGACGATCATCTCCGAGCTTGTCCCTGATCCGATCGGCCGGGTCTACCGGAAGGTGATCGGCTACTACTACGAGCCGCCACAGTCGGCGGTGGAGGCGGGCCCGCCGCAGTACTACACCGTCGAGGAGATCGCGCACTGGTCCCCGATCCCGGATCCGTTCGCGAACTGGCGGGGCATGTCGTGGCTGACGCCGGTGCTGCGGGAGATCGCCGCCGACAATGCGATGACCGGCTACAAGATCAAGTACCTGGACAATGCCGCCTCACCGAACCTGCTGATCAAGTACAAGCAGAAGCTCGGGCAGGGTGTCGCCTCGCGGATCCAGGAGCAGGTCCAGGCCCGGCACGGCGGCGTCGACAACGCGTTCCGAACGCTGGTCCTCGACGAGGGCGCCGACACGACGGTGATCGGTAACTCATTCGAACAGATGAACTTCGCCACCGTGCAGGCGGCGGGGGAGAACCGGATCCTCATCGCGTCGGGGGTGCCGGGGATCGTCATCGGGTCGAAAGAGGGCCTGATGGCCGCGACATACAGCAACTATTCGCAGGCCATGCGCCGGTTCGCCGATATCACGATGCGGCCCCTGTGGCGGTCGGTGTGCGCCTGCCTGTCGAAGCTGGTCGTCGTCCCAACGGGTGCCCGCCTGTGGTTCGACGTGTCCGACATCGCGGCGCTGCGGCAGGGCGAGAAGGAGCAGGCGGACACGTCCCTCGTCATGGCGCAGGCCATCGCCGAGTTGTGCCGGTTCGGGTTCGACCCGGAGTCCGCGGTGGCGGCGGTGGCGGCGGGGGCGATGGAGCAGCTCACCCACAAGGGGCTCCCGGTGAACGTCATGTCCTACATCCCGAAGGCCGCCCCGCCACCGATCACCCTGCCGTACCCGGAGCCGACGTCGGCGGCCGACCCGGCCCTCAACGGCAAGACCCCGGCAGTCCCCTGATGCCCTGGCATGTGGGGACGGCGAAGTCCTGTCCCGCCTCGAAGCCGTACGCGGTCGTCAAGGACTCCGACGGGTCGGTGGCGGGCTGCCATCCCACGAGGGAGAGGGCGCGGCGCCAGTTGGCCGCCCTGTACGCGAACGAACCCGCGGCCCGTACGCCGCGCCCGACGACATCCGGCGGCGAATGGAGCGAAACCGTGAGCACCGACCTGTTGCTGCCGACCCGGCCGTGTGCCCGGTCCTACGCGGTCGAGGATCTCCACGTCCGCTCCGACGGCTCGGGCCGGGTGGTGGAGGCGTACGCGGCGGCGTTCAACAGCCCGGCGGAGGTCATGGACCAGGACGGGCATTACAAGGAGACCCTTCCGCCGACGTCGTTCACGAAGACCATCAACGACAAGGGCCTCGCGTTCGGGGTCCTGTTCAACCACGGCCTGACCGTCGACGGCGCCCCCAACGCCTCCGCGACCCTGCCGATCGGCGTCCCCGAGCAGGTGGTCGCCGACGAGCGGGGGGTGTTCACCGCGACGAGGTACCTGGCCAATCCGCTCGCCGACCATGTCCTCGACGCGATCAAGAACGGGGCGATCCGCGCGCAGTCGTTCTCGGGGCGGTTCATGAAGTCGACCCGCTCCTACCCTGACGGGCGGGGCGCGGGGCGTCTCCCGCTGATCACCCGCCACGAGGTCGACATGCGGGAGTACGGCCCGGCGGTGTTCGCCGCGTACAAGGACGCCGCGATCCTGGGGACACGCGCCGAGGTGTTCATCCGTGCGTTGCTGGCCACCCCCACGGATGAGCGTCTACAGTGGCTGGAGCAGTTCGAGGGTCTCACCACTCCGCTCGTGGAGCCGGAAGCCCTCCCGGTCGGCACTCCTGACGGAGCCGCCGCACTGGCCGATGAGCCGCGTGAGCACTCCGCTCGGTCGATCTCCTTGCGTACGCACATCCGTGCCGCACGCATCGCCCGAGGCATGGAGTAGCCCGGTGCCCAGAATCGCTGAGATCCGTACCCGTCAGGACGCCATCCGCGCCGACCTCGACTCGTTGGAGGGGTTGGAGGAGGCCACCGACGACGACCACGTACGCTCCGACGCTCTCCTGCAGGAATGGGATGAGCTGGCGGCGGAGCTTGAGCCGTTGGCCGCCCGTGAGGCGCGGATCGCCGACGTCCGG